GGACCTGTTGGTCCTGTTGGGCCAGTCGCACCTCGCAAATCACCAGTTGAAAAGCCAAGTCCGTCGTTGGACGTGAATGTGACAACGCCTGTTGGTGCGGAATATGAGCCTCCAGTGAAGCCATCACCTGTCGCTCCTGTCGGACCTGTTGGTCCGGTGGGGCCTGTCGCACGGTTAGCACCGGCTGGACCGGTTGGACCAATAGCGCCATCAGCACCAGCTGGACCAGTTGGGCCGGTAGGACCAGTTGGACCAGCGGCACCATCTGCTCCTGCAGGGCCGTCTGCGCCAGCTGGGCCAGTAGGACCAGTCGGGCCTGTCGCACCAGTAGGACCAGCCAAGGCGGCGTTGGTGATTGTAGCTTTTTCCCAGCGGCTCTGGGAGACGTCATAGACTGCGATGATGTCGGAGCCTACATATGTTGTGTCTGTTGGGAAAGCTGTGAGAGAGGTAGATACGTTGGTGCTATCAGTTACGTCAGCAGATGCTTCAATGCCGTCGAGTTTCGTTCCATCAGCGGACACGTCTCGTCCGTCAACATTACCGCTAGTGACGAGATTTGGAACTGTGACGTCGCCGGTAAAGGTTGCGCCTGTCAGAGGGGCGTATCCATCGCCTGAGATGTATGCCGCTACCCACGCAGAACCTGTGTAGACTTTCATTGCTCCAGCTGTTGTGTCGAAGTAAAGCGAACCAGCGACTAGAGCATTACCGTCGTTGTCCAACGTAGGCGCAGATGACTTAGCGCCAAGGTATCGGTCATCGAAATTGTCGTAAGCCGCAAGTGCACTATCTCGTGCGCTTTCAGCAGCTGTTTGTGCAGATGATGCAGATGATGCGCTAGACGCAGCAGAGGTGGCCGATGATGCCGCATTGGTGGCGCTTGTCGCAGCATTTGTCTCTGATGTGGCTGCGTTTGTCTCGCTGGTCGAAGCAGCTGATGCGCTAGATGCTGCGTTGGTTTCTGCGGTTTCTGCGTTAGTTTCTGCTGTCTCTGCTGCTGTCTGAGCGGTTTGAGCTGCTGTTGCAGATGTTGAGGCGTTGGTCGCACTAGTTGAGGCAGCAGATGCGCTCGAAGCGGCATTGGTTGCACTCGTTGCGGCAGCAGACGCACTGTTCGAGGCATTTGTCTCGCTCGTTGCGGCGTTTGTTGCGCTTGTCGACGCCGAGCTTGCGCTGCTGGACGCATTGCTCTCACTGGTTGCTGCATTTGACGCGCTTGTCGAGGCAGATGCTGCACTTGTGCTGGCATTGGTCTCGCTTGTAGCAGCATTGGATGCGCTGCCAGCAGCTGCGGTCGCGCTACTACTCGCGTTTGTAGCTGAGGTGGAGGCTGCAGACGCACTGGTACTTGCGGACGATGCCGAAGTCGCAGCATTGGTCTCTGATGTAGAAGCGTTTGTCTCAGCTGTTTCGGCACCTGTTTGAGCAGTCTGAGCTGCTGTTGCAGCGGTTGATGCTGTGCTTGCGCTTGATGCAGCATTTGTCTCTGAGGTTGCGGCGTTTGTCTCTGAAGTTGCTGCGTTGGAGGCTGAAGTGGACGCTGCTGATGCACTGGCGGCTGCGTTGGTTTCAGCCGTCTCTGCATTGGTTTCAGCTGTCTCGGCTGCAGTCTTTGCAGTTTCTGATGCTGCTTGAGCCGTCTGAGAGGCGTCTCTTGCATTTTCAGCGTTTGTTTCAGCAGTTTCTGCTGCCGATTGAGCTGCTTGTGCGGCAATCTTTGCGGCTTCAGCTGCATCGACCTCAGTCTGAATATTGGTTTCAGTGGTCGATGTTGTTCCACTGGTTTGGAAAAAGCCGGTTTGTGACATGACTATATTGCATCCCTGTACTCATAGGCTGGACGGATCGCTTGTGTGCCACCGTTCAACTCTTGGTCATTTGCCTGTTCTTGAAGTTCAGCAAGGAACTGGGTGTACCGTTGTTCGAAAATCTCGGAGCGTTGGTCGAGGTAGTACGGCGCCGCGTATGTCAGACCAGAGTAGATGATCAAATCTGGAGCAATTTTAGCGAGGATATTCTCGTCGCTGTCCTGCGTCATTGCGTCGAACTCACCGTAGTAATAAAGACTGACGGTGCCAGATGTTGGCTGTGGAAAAAGCTTTAGCTTCTCTTGCTCTCGAACGAAAAACTGGGGTTTTCCCTCGTAGGCATTGTTGGCCAGCTCACGGTATTTGGACATCGTGATCCGCTGTAACTCATATTCGTTGGCATACAGCGAAATGATTTCGAGGAAATCCGTTGGTAGTGTGATTTCAGAAGCTAGGCCGCTGATCGTGTAATTCTTCAGCTTTTCATTGGCTGGAATACGAAGCTGACGTTGGATACGGGCGATCCCTTGATCGATGAACTGGGTCGTCAGCGTTGGTGTAATATCCGACCTGTTCAAAAGGTCGTTGAAGTGAGACTTCAGATCGCCGTAATTCATTGTTTAGGTTTTCCTGTTCTTTCGTTTTGGACGCGGTTTCGCTGTCTTTGCTGCCGCGCGAAACTGAGCAGCCGTGGGCGCACCTTTGGTTCCCGGGCGGCGCATTTTCTCACCGGAACCAGCTTTGATGCGTTTTCTCTTTGCATGAATGTTCCTGTACAGGCTCATGATTTGCGGCCTTTTTTCTTGGCCATCTTTTTCTTGGCAGCAGCTGCCTTCTTTATTCCAGATTTTGTGTAGGGGTATTTTTTCCCGGCAACGTAGGGCATACTTGAGGCTCCATTAGTTTCAAATTGGGAGGCAATGATGATCAAACTGGGCGCAATGCTTTGGACTGCATTGTTCTTTTTTGCCGGCACAGCACACGCTCACGAGGCGCCGTCTACTCCTGAAGAGAAACAAGCGTACATCGACAATCATCTTGAGTTTGTTGAGGCCGAAGCCAGATGGCTCAACCATGACAGTGAAGACAGAGAACCGGGTGTTCGCTTTGCTGTTAAAAACCATGGAAGCGAGACGCTGACGCAAGTTACGGTCGTCGTCTATTTTCTAGATAACAATGGGCTGCCCTTTGCAGAAGAAGATTTCAACGCTGTGTCTAGATACAGTGACACCAAGCTTTTGAAGCCTAATTACATCCAAAGACTTCCGAAAAACCGTTATTATACCATCGACAACTTGGGTGATGATTGGTCCGGCAAAGCCAAGTTTGAAATTGTTGAAATTGAGTTTGCCGAATAGTTGGTCAGACGCTCTTCTCCGTTGTCAAAAACGCCTCCAGATTTTCAGCCTTCAGTCGTTTGACGATTTCTGCAGCGGTGTGTTCGCCGTTCATGATGTCAAAGCCTTCGCGCATCCATTTCTCGACAATCACAGTCGGGATGCTTGCAACACGCATGAAGTCCCCTTCTCGTGTGTTTCGAGAGGCGTCTCGTTGTTCTTTGAGGCTGTCGAGGAATGACTGGTTGATGTTCTGGGTGTGACGTCTGAAAACGCCGTCAGCATCTTCATCGTAATCAGTGTTGATGCCGATGAGATTGATGTCTTTTTTCATGTTCGATTTCTCCTTGTGGTGGAAAGCAGTGAGACGGGCACGGTAAGGAGAGCGGAACCCGTGTTGGTCCCGTCTCACGCTATCAGTTCACGGCCTTATGACAGGCCAGTAACCATTGCCGAAGCAGACTGGTTCATGTGCTTGAGTGTGAGTTCACCGACAATGAAGTGTTTGTCGCTGTCGCCCGTCTTGGACAGGAGTGTCCGTGAGAATGGGCGAAGCACACATGTGCGCCACATTGTTGGGTCAAGCAGGAACGCATGTGTCGTCAGCTGGTGACGGTTCAGCACAACTTTGAGTGTGCCGTATGGGTTCACCATGATGTCGACAGCGTTCACGAGAGTTGTAATCTCGTCATTGAATGTCCGCTGACGACCTGATGAGCCAGTGAAGCCAGCGACGATTTCAGCGTCTGCTGGTTTGATCATCAGAAGTGTTGGGTCGCCACCTGCCGTGTAGCAAGCTTCGTGAGCGTCAAGAAGCTTTGCTTCGGTAAGTGCATCAGTGGCGTTCGCACCTGCGTCGATTGAGTTGCCAGCAGCAATCTGTTGGGTTGCTGAAGCCATCTCGCGAGCAGTTGATGAGTCGCCTGTGACAGCGGCATTATCAACGCCGACGAAAGCTCGCTCGACATCGCGTTTGCAAAATGTTGTACCGAGGCTCTTTATCCTCGGATCTCCGCTTTTCAACGGAGTATCGGACTATATCTTCACCCTCATCGAGGGGTCGCGCACTCGTGGGACTTCATCATCCGGTCTGGATTGTATGTCCTAGTCTCTGAACCTTCCTATCATTCCTGATAGGCTTGGATGCTGATTGCCATAGCTTTTGCCGTAGGGTTCCAGCAGTTCACGCGATTTGTCATTGCCGCTTACGCGACACGGAGACCAAAAGTAACGATCTCTTTCAACGCTTTGCCAAGTTGGTAGGCCGTCTCTTTGGCTCGTCCGTATGTCCGAATAGCATCGGCA